GCGCATCTACGCCGACCGGCTCACAATACAATCCAGAAAACGTCGCGGCAGGCGCATCAGAAGCCTTCAAATCAGCCGCGCAAAACTACTGGTCAGCAAAATCAATAAAGTCAAACATAGACTTACAAACTGAACAAGGCTACGCGACCGCGAGCCAATCAGATAAAAATACAGCGGACGCGCAACTCGCGAACGCAAAACGGCTAGAGTTAGAAGGAACGACTCCACTCGCCGAACAAAATATAAGAATCGCCAGAGAAACAGTTACAAAAGTAGAAGCGGAGGTTAAAGCAATACTACAAACAACATCAAATGCAAAAGAGCAACAAAAACTAATAATACAAAATAAAGAAAAGCTCATAATGGAAATAAAAATGTTAAAAGTAAAACTACCCCGAGCGCAATACGATGCTCTGCTCGATTCTAATCCAATAATAAAAGCCGTTATCGCAATCGATAGAGGCTTACCAATCGCACAAACAATACTTGGCGGAGTTGGCCTAGGCAAACTCGGCAAAATGTTTGGCGGAAAAAAGAAAATACCAATGCAAAAAAACCCATTCGGCGGAGGTTACACTCGCCGAACATATCCATTCAAATAGGAAAATACGATGTCAAATAAAACATTAACATCTCAAAATCATAATCGGAGAATAAGAATAAAATTCCCGAAAAAAGGAAGAACCAAACAATGGCACAAAAAAGAATGTGACATAAACGAAATAATGGCCAAGTATCAAAAATCTGGAGTCATTGACCATATAAATAAACATACACCACAATATGACTTCTGTACTTCAACAGACCTACACGAATCTCTAAACATGATTCAAACAGCGAACGACATGTTCGCAGACCTACCTTCAAAAGCACGAAAAGAATTTGATAATGATCCAGCAAAATTCTTAGACTTCGTACAAAATCCAGACAATAAAGGCAAACTCTACGAGTTAGGCCTCTCGGATTACCCACTTCCAGATCCAACCGAGAAAATCGAGGAAATACCGGAAATATCGGAAGAAAAACTAGCCGACGAAATCGCCGGATAATAAAAATGCTATTACCTTACTTGATACTAATAGCACCACTGACACCAAAAGTGTCTAAAAACCACTAAAAAGGAGTAGAAAATGCCATACAGAAGACGCAGAAAAATAGGTAAACGGAAATCTCGCAGAATGTTCACAAGAACAGCGAGAAAAACAAATCGTAGGAACATATCAGGCCGACCAATGAGAGGCGGAATCAGATTGTGAGCTACGCAATACTAACGATATTATTTATAATACTCGTAACATATATAGCGTACTAACATGCCATGTTTCTCTCCCCAAAATGCCTACAAGGCAAAAGATGGGCGCGTCATATTCACGCGCAAAAATGCCATCTCCAACCTCTTGCTACCATGCGGTTCATGCTTAGGCTGCAGACTAGAAAAATCCCGCCAATGGGGAACAAGAATCCTACACGAAGCATCGCTTCACGATAATAATATGTTTATCACTCTCACATACGATGATGAACATCTACCAATTGACGAATCAATAAACGTCAAACACTTTCAATTATTCATGAAAAAATATAGAAAGAAAATATCACCAAATAAAATCCGTTTCTTCCATTGTGGAGAATACGGAACAGAAAACAGGCGACCTCATTACCACGCAATAATCTTTAATCATATATTCGAGGACATAACACCATGCAATCAAGAAGGCATGTACCAATCAGAAAACCTTTCCCAAATATGGGAAAATGGTTTCACCTCCATCGGAAATGTAACACTCGAATCTGCAACGTACGTCGCCAAATATATACTCAAGAAAATTACCGGTATACCTGCCCAAGAACATTACTCTCATATTACTCGCTACGGCGAGGAGGTATCACTTACACCGGAATATACAACAATGTCTCGTCGCCCTGGCATAGCAAGCGAATGGTATGAGCAATTCCAAGGCGACATCTTTCCAGACAATTACATTACAATAAAAGGTCGGAAAATACCGACACCAAAATACTATCTTAATAAATTAAAACTAACGGACGAAATAACTTACGAACAAGTCCGTCAATCTCAAATAAAACATGCTAAAACTCAATCCAAAAACAGAACGCCAGCACGATTAAGAGTGCGCGAAATCTGTGCAACTGCAAAATTAACTAAAAGGAAACTCTAACATGATCCAATTCATATACTCAATTCACGACTCAAAGGCGGAAGCCTACCTTCCACCGTTCTATCTACATAACAAAAACATGGCAATACGCTCATTTCGAGACTGTGTTACTGACGAAGGTCACACATTCAATCGCCACCCTGAAGACTATTCTCTATGGGAAATCGGAGAGTTCGACGATGCAACTGGCGAAATAATCTATTACACTCCCCACCATGCACTAGGAACAGGCATGGACTACATAAATAACGAAACAGCAGAAATAATCCCTATAACCGGAGGACACTCAAATGCCTAAAAGATACGGTAAAAAATCAGTCATGAAACACCAATTCAGCCAAGTTCCAAAGGCTGAAATACCTCGAAGTTCATTCGACCGCAGCTTTGGCTATAAAACAACATTCAACGCAGGGTTCCTCATACCCATATTCGTTGATGAAGCACTACCGGGCGATACATACGCCCTAAAACTAAATGCGTTGGCAAGACTAGCCACACCAATATTCCCCATCATGGATAACATGTTCATGGATACCTTCTTTTTCGCCGTACCATATCGCTTAGTATGGGATAACTGGCAAAAATTCAATGGCGAACAAGCCAATCCAACAGACTCAACGGACTTCCTAGTACCAACAATGCAAGCACCAGCCGCAGGCTATACCTCGGAATCTCTATCCGATTACATGGGAATACCAACCGGAGTCAATGACCTCCGACATAACTCACTCCATCACCGCGCCTATAATCTCATCTGGAACGAATGGTTCCGAGATGAGAATCTTCAAGACAGCCTCGTCGTTCCATTAGACGACGGGCCGGACGCGGAAACAGACTTCGTCTTAAAACGCCGAGGCAAGCGCCATGACTATTTTACGTCCAGCTTGCCATTTCCCCAGAAAGGGGATTCGATAGACCTACCACTCGGCACATCAGCACCAATAGCAGCCGACGCGCCTTTCGACGACGGCTCAACCAACGATAATAATCTATCAATCGTTAATATAAACGACGGAACAAGCCACACAATGGGCGCAAATTCATCCGTCGTATTCGGCGCATCAGATACCAATGGCCTCGCGCCATTGTTCGCCGACCTAAGTGGCGCAACAGCAGCCACAATAAATCAACTCCGCCAAGCGTTCCAAATTCAAAAAATGCTCGAGAGAGACGCAAGAGGCGGTACACGTTACACGGAAATCATAAAGGCACACTTCGGGGTTACTTCTCCCGATAGTCGCCTTCAGAGACCGGAATACCTCGGTGGCGGTAGCACACCAGTCATCATCTCACCGGTCGCACAAACGTCCGAGACAGACCCTTCGGGTCCGGACGCATCTCCACAAGCCAATCTCGCAGCCTACGGTACTGCGCAAATATCAAATCATGGCTTCACTAAATCCTTCACAGAACACTGCTTACTAATAGGCCTCGTCTCCGTCCGCGCAGACTTAACCTATCAGCAAGGCCTTAACAGAATGTGGTCGCGTCAGACCCGATTCGATTACTACTGGCCTGCACTTTCACACATAGGCGAGCAAGCAGTACTAAACAAAGAAATATTCGCCTCACCAACTGGCGATACCATCCAAGACGACGCTGTCTTTGGATACCAAGAGCGATTCGCAGAATATCGCTACAAACCATCACTCATCACCGGAAAAATGCGTTCTCAAGACCCACAATCACTAGATGCTTGGCATCTAGCGCAAGACTTTGCTAGTCTCCCAGTACTAGGGGAGACGTTCATTGAAGAAAATCCACCACTCGACCGCATTATTGCCGTTACTGATGAGCCTCACTTCCTGTTCGATTCATACACTAAAATGCGAACAGCACGACCTATGCCTCTTTATGGAGTGCCCGGACTCATCGACCACTTCTGATATAGAAATCCATGAGAAATCTCAACTTAAAAAATAAGCAACTCGGATTCCTCGAGTTCTTATCAGCAGCCGCGCCGATAATCGGCGCAGGCCTATCATTCCTCGGCGGTAAAGCAAGAAACGAGGAGGCGGCAGCCTCCTCCGCCCGCCAAATGGAATTTCAAGAACGTATGTCGAACACGGCACATCAACGAGAAGTCGTTGACCTAAGAGCAGCAGGACTAAACCCAATACTCTCATCAAAATACGGCGGCGCATCTACGCCGACCGGCTCACAATACAATCCAGAAAACGTCGCGGCAGGCGCATCAGAAGCCTTCAAATCAGCCGCGCAAAACTACTGGTCAGCAAAATCAATAAAGTCAAACATAGACTTACAAACTGAACAAGGCTACG